CGAACATGCTTATGCGGGGGCGACGGGGAAAGGCATAATATATGCGAAGGGAGGCGATAAAGCTGGCAGAGAAACTGCACCGTAAAACAAAAGACCATCTGCGGGATTATTGCACCGAGGCCTTTCGCTTTTACGCCAGGTGGGGCAGCAGGGACGCCTACATAAAGGCGCTTATCGCCGACCTGCAAAGGCAAAAAAGCGGCGTCAGCTTCAGTGGCGCCGGCTCACCGACAGAGGCTGCCCTCATCCGCAAGGAGCAAGTGATGCGGGAGAAAGCGGCAGAAATCGCAGACATTGATGCGGCGCAGATGGTGATGAACGTCTGCGAGCGGGAGGTCAGGATGGCAGTAGAGATGGTCTATTTGGACAAGCCGTATGAGCAACTGGAGTGGGGAGATATCAAGATGCGGGTGCATAAGGCATCGCTCATGATACCGGCCAGCGAACGGAACGTTTACCGGTATCTGAGGCGGGCGAGAATGGTCTTTGCGGAAGAAAGAGGGCTTAGATGCAAAAGTTGGCAGTAACCTACCCATTTTTTGTGGTATAGTGGTTATAGTTAGCAGTGGTGGCGATAGTCGTCGCGGGGTTTGGAAGATTGATGAGAGCCGTCCGATGGGCGGCTTTTGTGTTGGTAACCTTGACGGATAATTTTTATGCGGAGGTGAACCGGATGTCAACTGGGTACAGCACCCGGTGTAAAATTTGTAATTCTACGCACCGGGTTAAGATAGAAAATTGGTGCAAAAGTGAAGGCGTAAGCACCAGAGAAGCCGCTGGGCGTATGGCAAAGCTCGGTGAAAAGGTTAGCCATGAAGCTATTCGACGACATATGATAGAGCACTTTAATGTGCGATCTGAGGCTATGGAGCAATACCAAAAAAGCAAAGAGCAAGGGTCGCAACTTGCGGCCGCAATTGTAAGCGAAGTGGAGATGCTTGACCGAATCGCCAGGGAAAACTTTGAACTCCACCTCGCTACGCGACTATGGCTACAACAGCTAGTTGCCGCAAAAACTTCCGTGCCTGCCAGCATTGTGTCGCTCCACCAGGCTACGGCAGCAGAAGTGCGGCAACAGCTACGTCAAAAACTTGAACTGCTGGGCGAAGATCCGGCAAGCAAGGTGGCTGATGCAATGGTGATCAAGCTAGACGATACCCTGGCACTGTGGAGCAAATAACATGGCAACACTTACGCTCAAGGGCTACCCTAACCCACGGCAAGAGGAATTCTTCAAGGCCACATCGCGTCACATCGCTTATGGAGGAAGTCGCGGCGGCGGCAAGTCATGGGCGATGCGGCGAAAGTTTGTCTTGCTGGCGTTGCATTATCCTGGACTAAAGCTGTTGCTGCTTCGCCGGACGCTCCCGGAGTTGCGCGAAAACCATGTTCTGCCCCTGCTCGAAGAACTTGCCGGCATAGCCAAACACAACAACAGCGAAAAAGCATTCACGTTCCCCAATGGTAGCCGCCTAAAGCTGGGCTACTGCGAACACGAAACAGACGTGTACCAATACCAAGGGCAAGAATATGACGTTATCGGGCTGGAAGAAGCGACGCATTTCACCGAAACACAAATGCAGTTCCTCACAACGTGTAACCGCTCTGTGCGCAAAGATTTCAAGCCACGCATTTATTACACCGCAAACCCGGGCAACGTCGGACACGCCTGGTTCAAGCGGCTTTTTGTAGACAAGTCTTACCAAGGCGCAGAAAATCCGGAGGATTACGTATTCATCCAGGCACGTGTTTATGACAACGAAGTGCTGATGGCGGCAAACCCTGAGTATGTTCGGACGCTAGAGAACTTGCCGGACAACTTGCGTAAGGCCCACCTAGACGGCGATTGGAATGTATTTGCCGGGCAAGTGTTCCGTGAATGGCGCCAAGACATACATGTCGTACCAGCGTTTGAGCCGCACCCGGAATGGTACAGATACCGCGCCCTAGACTGGGGATTTGCCAAGCCATATTCAGCGTTGTGGGGAGCCGTTGATTTTGATGGCCGCATATGGCTGTACCGCGAACTGTATGGGTGGGGCGGCAGGACGGACACAGGCAGCGAAGAAGACCCATCACAGGTTGCGGCAAAGATTAAGCAGATTGACAGGGGTATGGACCTATACGGACTGGCAGATCCGTCTATCTTCGCAAGACCGCAATCTGGTGGCAAAAGCGTGGAAGAACTGTTCCGCGAAAACGGTGTGTTTTGGCAACGTGCCGACAATGACCGCTTAGCAGGCAAAATGCAGGTTCATCACAGACTACGGCCGCAGCCAAACAAGCAGCCGATGCTCATAATCATGGACTGCTGCGAGCATCTGATAAGGACGCTGCCGACATTAGTATACGCCAGGCATAATCTCGAAGATGTGGAAACGACGCAAGAAGACCACGCATATGACGCACTACGTTACCTGCTCATGGCGCGGCCGTTAGTGCCTACTCCGCACGTTGAAGCAAAGCAGTTACCGTTTGCGCTACGCACAGCCGAAGAAATAGCACAGGAGGGGAAAACATGGATGTCTTGGGAGTAACTGCGGGCGCAGTGGTCGGCATGACCGCAACACTGGCCGGGGTGTTGCTTGGGGTGTGGTATGTCCGGCGGCTTGATATGCAGACAACAATGCCTACAATCATGCCGTCGCCTATTATGGCAGACTTAGAGCCGGATGCACCAGTGCGAAGCCCTGATTTGCGGGAAATGTGGCCACATAGCGAAAAAGAGTAGGAGCGCAAAAACATGGAAAATGAAAAAATCATCGGCCTTTTAGCTGAGCAATACCAATACGCCGCCGGCACGAAAGACCAACTCGGCATGTTGCGCTCATGGCAACTCGCAGAGCGTTTCTGGCAAGCTGACCAATGGCCTGCCGGCACTCCTGCGTCTTTCCCTAAGCCTGTGCTTAACATTGTGCATGAGCATGTTGAGCGCAAAGTCGCTGCTGTTACCGGCGCGAAACCGAAAATCACATACCACTCACGCCGCCTAGGAAGCGACCCGGAGATGAAGAAAGTCCTCGACCAAGCGGCAGACTACACTGCTGACCGCATCAGGCAGGCGGAACTACTCGATGACATAGCGCGGACGGCGGCGCTGATGGGGACTGGTATTGTCCAAACCAGCTACAATCCGGCTCTACGCGGGGGCAGCCATGCGTATCAAGACTTGTGGCAGGGTGACTTAGAGGCTAAAGAAATAGACCCGGAAAACTTCTTCCCAGGTGACGCAATCGAACGCGACGTGCAAAAGCAGCCGTATATCATCGTTGCAGATGAAATGCTTGTGCAAGACGCGGTTAGCGCATATCAAAAGTATGCCGCAAAGCAGGGCGTGAACATCGCGGAATTAGCGACTGATGGCAACGCAAGTAGCCGCACACGAAACTACCCGCAGGAAAATGTGCGCCGGCAGAATACAATCTATGTTGTGCGCTCATGGTGGCGCGAAAAAGGAAAATTGAACTATGCCGTAGCCGCACAAGGGAAACTGCTCCGTTTTACACCTGGGATATATGAGCATGGCAAGTACCCATTTGCGGCATTGCGTTGGTACAAAAGGCGCAAGTCGTTTTGGGGTTTGTCAGAATTTGCACAACTTTTGCCTAACCAGCAATCCATCAACCGGCTTATGGCATTTTTAATCCAGAGCGCGGAGCTTACCGGTATGCCACAAAAAAGGGCAAAGGCAGGCGCAGTCAAGCCTGGCTCGTGGACAAATGAACCGGGGCTGATCCTCACCGACAGCAGCGGCGGCAGCGGCTGGGGCATCGATTACCTGCAGCCACCGAGTGCTCCACCGTACATGATGGCTATGGTAGATATGCTTATATCGAGCATACGCCGTCAGCAGGGGTTGGTAGACGCACTAAGCGGCCATGCGGCAGGCGGACAGCTCAATGCAACTGCTATCGCATATCTCCAGCAAGCGGCTATGGTGCTTATCCAGCCGATAATCGAGCGCACCCATACTTTGCTAGAGGACTTAGGGCGGCTATGGTTTGCATTTTGGACTGAACCAGAGTTGTTTTCAGCCGGACGCATCATAAGTGGCAGCGAATTCCGTGGGTCTATGTTTGTTGACGAAGAATACGATGTCAAAATCGAAAGCGGCGGCATGAATTTTTGGGACGAACAGCAGCAGATTGAAATCATCTTCAATCTGCTGCAGGCGAAACTCATCACGCCGGAAGAAGCGCTGTTCGCCCTGCCGGAAAAAGCATTCCCGCAGAAAGAGATTATCCTAAAACAACGGCAGGAGCAACAAGCCCAAGCCACGCCACAGGACGCAATGCAGGAAACACAGATTGCGCCGGAGGGCGGTCAGCCAGCCACAGCAGAGGGACAAGCGTTAGCGCAAGTCCTAAGCGGTGCTGACCCTGCAGCAGCCCTTGGGGGGGGGATGATGGGTTAACCCAAACGATGACCTTCAAGACTAATCTTTCGACAATTCGGGCGCTAAACGAACTAGCCGCGTCGCCGGCGGCAATAAGGAGGATTCACAATGCCAGAAGAATACAACGTTGCCCCCCAGGACGCACAAACGGGCGCAGAATTTACACCTGTCGCCGAGGGTGCTGAGCCAAATACAGGGGTCACACAAACAGAAGATACTGCCCAACTGCCGCAAGACGCAAGCAAGCCAGCACAGGTGGATACAGTCGAGAAGGCGTTTGCCGCACGGCTGAAGCAAGCACAGGACAAATGGGAGCGCGAAAATGCGCAGTATCTTCAGACGGGGCGTGAGCTGGAGCAACGCGGCTATGACCTAGAAACGCTGAGGAATCAAGCCAGACAGCAAAGCGTCACCGAATTAGTCCAGCAAGGCTGGGATCAGTGGGCGGCACAGCAGTATGTGCAAGAGCAAGAAAGAGCCGCTAACGCCGAACGCAGGGCATATGACGCCGCACTACAGGCAGAATCAGCACGGTTGGCGGCAAAATACGGCAAGGACTATGATATCGACAGCGTGATGGCATTTGCGCAAGCTAGGGCAAACGAAACAGGCGAAGCGCTTACGCTCGAAACCGCGTATCTCATAATGAACCACGAGAGCAGCCGTAACAATGCCCGTCGCCAAGGTGAGCAAGCTGTTCTGGCGGCACTCCAAGCTGGCCAAGCTAAAGGCACTGAAACAGGGAGTAAAGGCGCCGGACAAAAGAGCATTGCTGATATGTCGGATGCCGAAATAGAAGCAATCAGTGATCGCGTTCGACGTGGCGAAAAGGTAAAGCTGTAGCCACACAACATGAAAGGAGACTAAAACAATGCCAACTCAAACTCTTAATGCGCTAACCGCGCAACAAAGAATCTTCTACGTCAAAAATCTGCTCAGGCGGTACACGCCTAACCTACAGTTTGCAAAGTATGCCACAAAGGACACCGTGGCACGGCGCCAAGGGTTAACTGTAAACTGGCGCAGATTCAACGCTATGGCGGCACTAACCACGCCGCTGACTGAAGGCGTAACCCCGACAGGGCAGGGGCTAAACACCAGCGCCATCACCGCCGTCATGCAGCAATTCGGCGGATTCGTGCAAGGCTCCGACGTACTGGATTTTGCGGCCATCGACCCTGTGCTTGTCGAAACGTCAGAACTGCTTGGCGAACAAGCGGCATTAACTATCGACACAATCGTCCGTGATGTAGTTGCCGCCGGCACTAACGTAGTATTTGCCACCGGCACCGCACGAAACCAGGTAGGCGCCGCCCATGTGCTTACATCTCTACTGGTCAGACGCGCACGCAGGGTTCTCAGGCGCAACAACGTCCCCCCCGCTGTAGGTGGGGACTACATCGCCTTTGTCCATCCTGACGGCGTATTCGACCTGACGGGAGATTCCGCATGGGTAAACGCCGCTCACTACGCAGGCGCGACCCGCATCTTCGACGGTGAACTCGGCAGACTGTGGGGCGTTCGTTTCATCGAAAGCACCCTTGCCCCCGTATGGGTAGGCGCAGGACTAACAGCCGCTGACGTGTACGGAACAATCATCGTCGGTCGCGGCGCTTATGGCACACCCGAACTCTCCGGCGAATCCAGCCCGGATATTATCGTTCACCAGGTCGGCTCTGCCGGCACAGCGGATCCGCTCAACCAGCGCTGGACAGCAGGATGGAAGGTCGCACATGCAACGAGGCGCTTGGCTGAAGAAGCGATTGTCCGCATCGAACACGGCGTAACTGCTTAATCAGAGGGAGGGGTTGTCCCCTCCCTTATAAATTTGGAGGGATATGTTATGGACAAAAAAAAATCTACAACGGTCGCAGACGTCAACACCCTGCCTTATGTTTATGGCACCGAACAAAAAGAAGCAAGCGCAGATGCCACGCTTGAGATGGTCATCCAGCAGGAACAAAAAGTGCTGAGGGCAAAAATGAAAAGCGAAGCACAAGTACCCGTGATTATCCCGGCAGACCCGATGAATCCCGGAATAACAGCCGTGCCAGTGTTTGTAAACGGTGTAAGGTTTGATATCCCTGTAGGCAAAATGGTCAAGGTGCCGCAATCTGTCGCAGGCATACTCGCAGACAGCGATTACATCTCGCCGAAACTGACGGTTGAAACTTTCGACAACTTGCAGATGCCTTAACCCGAAGGAGTGCGTGATATGACCCTAGCAGAAATCATCGCGGCAGTACGCATCGAGATAGGCGAGCCAACAGAGGGCTATTGGCGCGATACCCAGCTTACACGCTACATCAATGACGGTCTGCGCGACTTAAACGACGTGGCAAGGGTTATCGCAGTCGCACCGCTAAACTATGCAGTCGGCGCACACTCTGCTGCCTTGCCTGGTGACTTCCATGAGGCATGGGTTGCCCAATGGTCAAGCGGTGGCACACAGCAGCCACTGACAAACCTGCAAAGCGGCGCTATCCCAGACACCACTAGCAGAGGCATCCCTTCCGGCTATGTCGCGACTCCTGCTGCTCTGCATATATGGCCTGTACCCTTTGCCGATGGGACGGTCACTCTGACATACTTCAGACGAATCCCTGCCTTAGCAGTGGCAGGTGACACCCCCATCGTCGAAGAACGGTGGCGCAGTCTGCTAGTTTACTATGCGGCAGGACTTGCTAAATTATTTGCCGGTGAGCCAGAAGGGCCTGTGTTTATGTCGCACTACATGGCTGGCAAAACACAGCTTGCACAAGAACGCTTCGCCGCGACTACGCTCTCGATGAATACGCCTAATATTCTGGATACCTTGGAGTGGGCGACATGAACAGAGACGAATTTTTTGCGTTAGCGAAAAAGCATGGCCATGAATCCGGCAAGGCGGTCAACATCGTGGCGCTAAGACAAGAGCTGCTAGACTTCTTTACCAGCGCTGCAGGGCAGGATGCCATCTCATGCGCACCACTTTGGCATCGCGAAGCATCAATACAAAAGATTGTTGACGCGCTGATAGAGGAGTTAAAAGAGCCGTGGAGGGGTGAATCAACTTGAGCAGACGGCGTGCGGCTAGGCCGCAGACAAACCAGCGGCAGGTAGTCGTTCTAAACGACTTCAGCGGAGGGCAAAACGACGTTGTTCACGCCTCTCTGCTCAACGATAACGAATGCGCGGTACTCGAATGTGCATCCCTAGACCAAAAAGGGACACTTCTGCCGGACACAGGTCGCGCTGAACGCTTTGCCGCAAACATCGACGCAAACCCTATCGCCGGTATGGGGGCATATTACCGCTCAGACGGCACATCGCGCTTACTGATGGCGGCAGGTAACTCCCTGTATTCCGATTCGCCGCATCTGGCAGTAAACTATGATTCGCAGGCAGAATGGCAGGCAGGCACACTCACCTTAGTAGATGCAGTGACAACCCCGGGTGATATTGCTCCGCTAGAACCGGCAAACCCAACTTTTGCCCGTGCCTCTACCGCCTACCTTTCAAACGGTACGCTTATCAACACTAACCTGCCACGGTACGAACCAAGCCGTATAGCAGGCGCAAGGTGGCGTGATACGTTTGACGTTGACCAAATCAGTACGCATTACACCTCAGGCGGCGATGTTTTGGCAACGTGGGCGATTAGCGGCGGAGTGTTGACTGGCGTAAGTGCTGCTGGGGCGCAATCAATACTATTACGGACAGGCTTGACAATAGCTGATGGTGAGATTATTGCTAACGTTGACCAAGCAAGCAATGGCGGCTTAATTGCTCGATACGTGGACAATAATAATTATTATCTTCTTGCGTTGAGCGACGATTCAGGAGTGAGTCCTCTTAATAATCTCAGGATGTTACATCGTATAAATGGGATTTTTACAGATTTTGCTGTGGGCACGGTAGTTTGGCCTCGTGGCACACCGGCACAAATCCGATTCCGATTTAATGGCTCATTGCTTGAGGCGTGGTTTAATAATGTGCGAGTTATCGCAGTAACAGACACCACATTTACAAGCGGTGGCGTTGGTATGCGACAAAATCACGTAGACGCTATACGCTTTCTTGACTTTGCGGTACATCAGGTAACGCCAAGCATATTTCCCGAAGAAGGCGTAACCAATTTGCTCACAGCGAACCAAGCCAGCGTGGAAACGGATTTGACGGGGCTTGTTATACATGGTGGAGGTACGACTCTAATCCGTGATACTTCTGTGGCTTGGCAAGGAAGCGCATCAATAAGGGTTGTTACAGACGGCGCACAAAACTTTCAGGGAATTATGTCAGACGTTTTAATACCTGTTGCACATTCGCAAACGTACACTTTTTCAGCGTGGGTAAGAGGTAGCGGAAACATAGACTTAGTCATACATGAATATACCGCAGCAGGGGTACTTATAGCGGGTTCACACTCAAGTATGAGTGCAAATTCTGCATGGACAAGGCATAGCGTCACACGTACTTTTGGGGCAACAGGAGAGCGTATACGTGTATTAATATTGACAAACCCCGCACAAGCCGTAACCTTCTGGGCTGATGGCTTACAACTTGAACAACGCCCTTACGCCACCACATGGCAACTGGGCGGTACGCCACGCGCCGCTGAGTCCCTGACCATCCCTACAGCCGGAATATTTACCCGTGGCAACTGGGCGGTCGAAGGGATTTACACACCTCAGATACCGATGAATGTCGGCAACGTGGAGAAAACTCTGTTCGCCTATGAGATTGATGCAAGCAACTGGCTGCGGATGCGTGTAGGCGTGAACAGTGAATGGAATTTTGCCGTAATGTCTGGCGGTGTCCAGCGTACCATAGCAAGCGCAAGCAACGCTGCACTCCAAGGCACGGCATACCACTGGATGATAGCAGGCGACGGCACAAACATGCGGCTGTGCGTCAACGGGGCGCAGATAGGCACAGACACAGCTTATACTGAGCCAGTCGGTACTATGCCCGCGAATCTGTTTGTGGGCAGCAGACCTAATGGCACACTGCAAGCCAACGGGCTGATTGACGATTTGCGCATCTCTAACCGCGCAAGGACTTTAGCAGAGCATCAAGCGGCATTTAGCAGTGGTCAGCCACTTACGGTTGATGAACCTACAACATATCTCCTACCTCTCAACGGCGCATTGACCGCTTCGGCGGGACTAAGTGACTGGATTTCACCCAGCATAGACGCAGGAACCGCGACAAACACAGGTAGCGGAAATGCTCGCGCGATTATAACCGTTCCGGGGTTAAGTGCAGTGACCATCGCATCTCGTTCATCAGCAAATCAAGCGACATGGTCAGCATGGACTACTGCGCTTGTCGATGGCACGCTACAGCATCCTGCGAATACATTTGTGCAGGTTCGGCTGCGGCTTACCCGGGATGGTGCGAATCTGCCAAGGGTGCATAGTCTTTCTGTCAGCTTTGACGGCAGACCAAACGCCACACTTCTAGCCTCCAATTTCTCCAGCGGCGGCAATTACTTTTTCGCATCACTGCTGGATTTCGCCATCGTCGTTAACGGCATCGACCCACCGCGCAGATTCGATGGCGCGAACCTTGCTGTCTTAGGCGGCTCACCGCCAAGAGGCCAGTACGTGGCGGTACATAAAAACCGCGCATGGATGCTGGTTGGAAGCCGACTTCACTTCTCCGACATCTTAAACATCAACAGCTGGCCGGTGCTGAATTTTATCGACATCAGCCCCAACGATGGCGACACCGGCACAGGACTTCTGACCACTGGTGATTATCTCGTTGTGACGAAAAACAGAAGCCTATGGCTACTTGTCGGAGACACCATCGACAACTTTTCGATACGCCGAATTTCCGCAGATATAGGTTGCGTTGCACCACGCTCGCTGACCATGGTTGACAACATGCTCTCGTTTGTCGGCGAAAACGGCGTTTACTTCAGCGATTTCAGCCAAACGGTACTCGCATCAGAACGGATCCGCCAGACTTGGCACCGGCTTAACCAAAGGCGGTTGTGGCAAGCGGCAAGCAGTTTCAACAGACACAAGCTAAGGGTCGCCCTGCCAAGCGACGAAAGCGTGGCTAATGACATGGTGTTGATTTATGACACCATCCGCAAAGCGTGGTATATCCGCAGAAACTGGCGCGCGTCATGCTGGGTGGAGTTCACTGAAGCCAGAAAGCATCAAACATTCTTCGGTCACAGTGAGAGAGGGCAGGTTTCGCTGATTGAAAGCGGTCAGAGTGACCACGGCGCAGGGATACCGTTTGTTGTGGAGACAAAGCACATGGACATGGGGCTTCCGCAACATATCAAACGATTCCGCGACCTGATGGTCGTTGTTGTGCCGGGCACACAAACCGGGGTACTAAACTTCAGATTCCGGGTCAACAACGGCGCGTTGTCAGCGCCTATGCCGGTCACAATCCAAGGTAGCCCGGACAGAGTGCAGAGGGTTATCCGAGTCATTCCGTCCCAGGTGAATATCGTCCAAGGACACAACTTAGCCATCAGAATCGAACAAAGCACACCAAACGCCGCGATAGCCGTACACAGCATCACGCTCAACTTCTTTATCAAGGGGGCGAGGGTGTCACTATGAGTTTCCTTGACTTAGGGCCACAACCGCAAGAGTACACTGCCAGAGCGTTGTTTGAGCGTTTCCTGCGCATTGCAACCGCAGTGAATAACCTAAGTAGACTAAACTTCCCGCGTGGCGTAGAGGGCACAATACTGCGCCCTAGAACAACTCCGATGGGTGCTCTGCAATGGCGAGAGTGGCCTATACCGCTTTTGTTGCCGGCAACGGTGTTTCAGACCACCAGCATCACACCTGTTGATGTGGGCGGGCTGTTCGCATGGAACCCCGCATCGTTCCCTGGTGGCACATGGCATCTCGAAGTCAGCGCGGCTATAGCAAATACCGCGTCTATTGCCACAGTTACACTGCGCGGCGCTGGCGATATAGGCACCGTGACAACGCAAAGCGTAGCGCTTACGCGGGTGCGGTCATCGGCGCTTGCTATGCCTGTAACAGCGCAAAATTTATGGGTGCAACTACAAACCAGCAATGCCAGTCACGCCGCATCTTTGTGGGGCGCGAGACTGATATTTGTACCACAGTAAAAAAAGGAGGCAGACTCAAATGGCAAAAGCAAGAAGGGCTGGTGCAGCGGCAGGAACACAAGTCGCAAAAAAGCAGATGGAAAGGTTAGCTGCCACAGCGGCAAGAGCAGGAGCACAGGCTGGACGCAGGGCCGGCGGAAGCGCACAGGCCGGAGCAGCCGCCGGAGTAGCGGCAGCCAAAAGAGTAGCCCGTAGGCCAAAAGGAAAATAAGGAGGTTCATCCATATGCCGATCTGGAAAGTACCGTTAATAACAGCAGCCGCGAGAAAAGCTGCTACTGTCGCGGCGCCCGCTGTTAGTAGAGCAGTGGCTGCGCTGACCAATCGCGCCCCAGCTGCCACTACGCAAGTCGCGCAAGCGGCGAAAAAAGCTGCTCCGCTTGTCACTCGGGCAGGTGGTGGCTCACTGAGGGCGGCTGAAACATTGGCGCGAGGCGCTGCTAAGGCTGCACCAGCTGCCACTACGCAAGTCGCGCAAGCGGCGAAAAAAGTTGCTCCGCTTGTCGCTCGGGCTGCACCAGCGGTCGCCGTAGGGTATGGTTTATCGCGATTGAACCAGCCGCAGGCAACAAGAGCGCCACACACAACAACACAAACCCCTGTAGTTACCCCTGTCACACTCCCGCCCACGCAGCGCCCGCTTGTGGGTGCGCCACAACAAGCAACAGCGACTCAGCCACGCGTAGCACCCACAGCACCCGGCGTCACAGCACCGGCCACCACAACAACAGCACCAATCGCACCGACACCTCAAGCCAACTGGTGGAGCGACACAATTATGTACACTCCGCAGCCAACCGCCTACCCACAGCATGACAGTGGCGTTGGTACAGGCGCATCAGCACTGCCGGGGGCAAACACTTTTGCACCTATAATCTCAGAACTGACACGGATCGTCGGTGAACTGCAATCATCACTGACACGGAACGTCGGTGAAATGCAATCACCAGAGGACAGCGCGGTTTCTGCCCACCACCTCAACCAATTCCTTGCAGAGACAGACCGCATGGGCGCTGAAATCCGCTCGATGTTTGAGGAACAGATGGGCACAGTTGACCCTGCTACTATGGCGGCACTAGGCGCGATCCGGGAAACAGTCAATCAGCAACGCGGACGACTGATGGACGACATGAACCGGCGCGGGCTGTTGCAGTCTGGCATATGGCTGCAAATGGAAGATCGTATCAATAATAACCAACTGTCGGCAGAGCAACAAGCCCTGTCCACGCGCCTGACCAACCTACGCGGACAGATGATGGGTGCTTTGCAAAATCTCGCTAACGCGCGGCTCGAGGGAACACGTGCCCTGTCAATCGAAGGCTTACGTGCTGCTGAAGACCAAGCACAAAGACGCCAGCAAGCCACACTTGCCGCGCTTGGTGTCGCACAAGACGCAGCGGGACAAGCGGCAGCACAGCAAAGATGGGCAGCAGAACAGGCAACGGAACAGCAAAGATGGACGGCAGAGCAGGCAACGGAACAGCAAAGATGGACGGCAGAGCAGACGCGAGCGGCAAACGAATTCAACCTGCGCTATAACACTCTGTTGGCAGACTTAACCGGCAGAATCCCTGGCGGTATGCCTGGCGCCGGTCAACTCACAGCAGACGCACAGCAACGCGCAATCCAAAACGCACCCCGCGCCACACAGCGGCGTGCAGGAGGCGGCACAGCGCCAGCCGGCACACTGACAGAGCGCACCAGAGCCGCTACGGCAGACGCACACATGGCGGTTGATGCTGCAATGGCTCAAGGCGCAACACCTGAAGCAATCAAAAACAACATCAGAAGGCAGACAGCCGCGCTTATCCGCGATGGCGTAAATGTGGACAGCCTCCTGCTTTACGTGGACGAAGTGCATCTGCGGAATATGCAAATGCGTCCTCCTGTGACAGCACCACAAAACCAGCCCGGACTCTACACGCGGATTGACCAACAATTAGGCGGCTGGCTACCATGGGGCGCGCCGAGAGGATAGGTGTAGGTTATGGCTAACCGATTCGATTTTAGCGGCGGCACTACCGTTGCGCCACAGCGGACGCGGTTTGACTTTAGCGGCGGTGCGCAACCGTCTCAAGGCGCAGACAAGTATGACTTTGGCGGCAGCCTCGATGCGCGGCAACGAACAGAAAAGCGCACTAACCTACGCCGCCCCCCATTTGAAGGCGCTATCAGAGGCGGCGCGAGATTTTTTGACAACATGTTGCGCGGCATGACGCTTGGCGCAACGCCTGCCCCTGCCCCTGCCCCTGCACAGACCACAGGCGAGAGAATAACAGATGTTGCAGGCACATTAGCAGGCGGCATTGCCGCTGTAGCCGGCGCAAAAGCAACAGGCGGCGCTCTGGCTGTCCGTGGGCTGCGTGGACTTGCGCCAAAGGCAGGACGGCTGGCCGCAAACATCGCAGAGGGTGCAGGCATCGGCGCGACTTTAGCGGCAGGCGAAGGTGCGGTACAAGGTAGACCGCTAGAGGAAATCGGTCAGCGGGCGGCAAAGGCGGCAGTTATCGGTGCAGCGACAGATGCAGGCGTAGGGCTTGCGCTAGGGCGTGTAGGCAGATTGCTTGCCAGGAAAGCACCAGGCCCCACAGCGGTACCACAGACTGTTGCAGATGCTGTGCCTCCACGCACCCGCACAACGTCACAGCCCGTCAGAAAAGCCGATATTGTCAGCCACATCAGCAAGCAGCTAGACATCCCTGTCAGAGTGGGACGATACCAGGCACAACTCAAACACGGTCCAGTTGCCGGGATATACAAAATCCAGCCGGAAGTCATCAGGACAAAACTTGCAGAGGATCTGCCCACTATTGCACACGAAGTGGGGCATCATCTGGACAAACTCTATGGACTCAAGAACCCGGCATTTGACAACGAACTGCTTGCACTCGGGCGCGCAACATCATTGCCCAGCTACACCAAAGCCAGAGTTAGGGCGGAAGGGGTTGCCGAGCATGTGCGACTCTACCTAACTGATCCTGCCCAAGCAAGGAACATGGCGCCGTCCTACCACGCCACATTCGAGGCTAAACTGCCGCCTGACGTTACAGACATACTGCACCAGGCACAGCAAAATATCCGCAACTGGTTTGACCAGCCGGCAAAAGCACGGATACTCGGCAGCATATCAGCAGGCGAAAGGCAGCCCCGCAAAATGACATTAGACCGGCTATATGCTGCGACGGTGGACGAACTCCACCCACTGAAGCGAGCTGTTGAAGGTATCACCGGCGGCAAGGCTGCTGCCGTGGACAAAGACCCTTTCCAGTTAGCGCAACTTTTTCGTGGCTGGACAGGCAAGGCACAAACGATGCTACGACATGGGATTGTGGACGAAAACTATAACAAAATAGGAAAATCGTTTGATGAAATCGTTCGACCCATCAGCACGCAGCTTGACGATTTCCGCGCTTATATCGTAGCACGGCGGGCAAACGAGCTGCATGGCAGGAAAATCGCAACGGGCATTGCGCAGGCTGATGTTGATGAAACGCTGAGGACGCTGCACAAGCCCAAATTTGACACAGCATTCCGCGACATCGTACAATACCAAAATTCCGTGCTTGACCAGCTTATAGACACGGGCGTCCTATCACGCAACGCGGCAAATGCAATGAGAGCCGCAAACGCCGACTTTGTACCGTTCTACCGCCTTGTCGAAAGTGGCGGCAAAGGCATGAGCAAAGGGGGCTTCGCGAATCTAGCCAGTCCTGTAAGGCGCATACACGGGGCAGAAGCAACGCTCATAGACCCGTTAGAGAGCATCATCAAAAACACCTACGTCATAACCAACATTGCAGAGCGTAACCGCGTAGGCAAAGCCTTGGTCGAATTGGCAGAGCGCCATCATGGTGCGGGGGCATGGGTGGAAAAAGTCAAAGCACCGATGCAAGCCACCACTTTTGAGTTGGGCGAGGTAAAAAAACAGATGCGCAGTGCCGGCATCGACCTTAGCGGCGTCGACTTAGACCAGGTGGCCACAATCTTTCGCCCGCGAGCACATCTAGACGGCAAAGACAATATTGTGACGGTTTTCCGCAACGGTAATACCGAATTTTATCAGCTTGAGCCAGAGCTATACCGCGCTATGCTCTCACTCGACCTCGAATCGTCCGGCATGCTTATCAATTTGCTCAGTTACCCGGCACGGATGCTAAGAGCCGGCGCAACGCTAACGCCGGAATTTATGGTGCGGAATCCAATCCGCGACCAGTTCACCGCCTACATCAACAGCAAATACGGATTTAAGCCTGTTGTGGACACACTCAGAGGGCTGTTCAGCGCAATCCGTAAGGATGACCTATATTGGAAATGGCAAGCGTCAGGCGGCGCACACGGCGCTCTAGTGTCACTTGACCGGGACTATCTGCAAGGCTCGTTGCGAGATCTGCTCAAGCGGTCGATGGCTGATAAAACCCTAAACATCGTGACACGACCAATTGACACGCTCCGGGCACTGTCCGAATTTACCGAACAAGCAACTAGGCTTGGGGAATTCCGCCAAGGGCTAAAACATGAAGGACTCACCGGCGCAGGCATAAAAAAAGCCGCCCTCGCATCGCGGGACGTGTCGCTCGACTTTGCACGTGTCGGCACAGCAACGCGCGATGTTAACCGCATCGTGGCATTTTTCAACGCCCAGGTGCAAGGCATGGACAAAATGGCTAGGGTCTGGCGCGAGAATCCCGGGCGCTCAACCTTGCGCGCGATGACGTCTATCACCCTGCCATCTGTGATACTCTACAGCGTCAATCGCAACGATCCGCGCTATCAGGAGCTACCACAGTGGCAAAAAGATATGTTTTGGATTATCCCGACTGCTGAGCGGCTGTATCGCATCCCAAAACCGTTTGAGTTGGGCATGCTCTTTGGTTCGGTGCCGGAGCGGGTGCTGCAGTGGATTGACACGGAAGACCCTCGCGCACTGGACGGACTGACAAGCCGACTGCTGGCCGGGCTTACTCCGACTGTGCTGCCGACTGCGCTTGTGCCGGTCATCGAAAGCTACGCCAATGTAAGTCTGTTCACCGGCTCACCTATCGTCCCGCATCGGGAGCAAGACCTGCTGGCAAGGTATCAGTATGGCCCGGAAACGCCACATATCGCAAAAAAAATAGGCCAAGCATTGGACGTATCACCACGACATGTGCAAAACGTTGTACGCGGATACACTGGTGGTCTTGGCCGCTACGCTATGGACGCTGCAGACTGGGGACTTGAGGCTGTCGGCGCGGTAGACCCCGTGCCAAGTCCCGCAAAGGACGAAGCACACAGGCCGCTGATACGCGCGTTTGTGGCGCCAACATTTGGACCCGGCGCGGCAAGTATCGAGCGACTGTATAGCGACATGGACGGTCTATCGCGACGCAAGGCATCAGGGCACATATTGACACCGGCGGAGAACACACAACTGAGCCATATGGAGTCAGCAGCGCAAAAGCTGACATGGTATCGCGAGCAGTTGCGCCGGATACAGGCTGATCCGCATATGTCACCAAACGTAAAAGCGGAATCTATTGAGTACATCAACCTGCAGATGATAAACACAGCCAGGCAAGCGCAGGGTATGCCGGCGATAGTACGCTAGCGCAGGAATTATCCGTTAAGGTTGCCAATGACAAGGTTGTCAAAGACGCCGTGTGAGCCAAGCGTAGAGGTAAAACCCGCCGACGAAAAGCACAAGCGCCAACGCAGCAACGCCATGAATTTGCGGCGTGGATAGCTGATACCAGGTCTGATTGGCAGTAGTCAGCGCGATGGCAACAATAACGCCGCCGGCAACCACCTCAACGAGATAACGCACAAACTT